AACTTCGCCGCAATGGCCGCGTGCTTCTTATATTTTTTATACGTGATTTTATACTCATCGAATATCGGATTATGAATCTCAGATGAAGGGACGTGATTGTGGACCGACCGCGTAATCATCTTATACAGTTTGAAATCCGGGTACCTCTCCTCCCCGCTCGATTTATAAAGGACATTACGCCCTTTATCATCCATTGTCCATTTCACGATTAACCGAATAACTGGATCAGATTTACATAGTTTTTCTACCTTACGCAAATCATAAATGAAATAGTCGAACAGCGCACAGGCAAACCGGCACAAATCAAAACTATAATTCGGTTCTATCGTGGGTTTATCCGTGTTATAATATGGCGGGAAATTGAATTGCGTGGCTGCGTCGCCTTTCGGGTGGAAACTATCGCTACATATGAGCTCGCCACGGAACTTGTATATCGCACGTCCGAAATCGATGATTTTAAAGATACGACCATACGTTGGGACTTTATAATACTGCCCTTCGTATAAGTAGTAGACAAATTCTTCAGTGGTTTCAATAAACATAACATTGTTTGTATGAAGGTCATTATGTGTAAACGCGAACATTTTCTGGTATATAATAAGGGTCATAACAATTTGGAATAGAATCGACGACCACTCTTCTTTCGTGAGTTCATCCGTCATCATAATATGGTCGAGTGTTGATACACACTTTTCAAGGAGAATCGCTTGAACAGGAAAGTCCTTGATTTTAACGGTGATATTTTCATCATCACTATCGTATGAGTCGTCGTCACTGCTTCCGCTTCCGCTTCCGCTTTCACTACCACCACAACCCCCAAATGAAGTATCATCTACTTTGATTGTATCGCTCTTTTCAATACTTGTCTCGTAATCATCACCACTCTTTTTTCGTTGATTGACATCATCATCGCTGGCATCGCTGGCGTCGCTGGCATCGCTGGCATCGCTGGCATCGTTATCATTTTTACCGTCGCTTGCGTGATTGTTACCATCGCTTGCGTGACCGTCTTTGTCATCGTTGTCGCCGTCTTCATCATCAATTGTAGTATATGATGAATTTGACTGCGATGAATCACTATCCTCACTAGAATAGTCTTGGTCTCTCGTTCGATCTTTACGATTTATTATCGGTTCCGCTGGTCCATCTCCCTCACCCCCCACACGGTCTTCTTCCTGTCTGATAATCAACTCTTCAACGTTTAATTCAACCATTTCTGAATGAACATTCGGTGTATCGATTATGACACAATCTGAACCCACAGGAGAACAAACGTCTGTTTCTGCCATTACATCTATTACATCACTTTGAATATCGGAATCAGGGTCAAGAATATGAAGCCGGTTTTTAATATTCGCATAATTTTCAGGCACGACATAACTATCTCCACCTGTCGCACCGATCATAGGTTTCATTTTGTTTCGGATTTTCATTAATTTACTTATATTGATATCAGATAGGTCATTTTCATCATCACCAAATTGCGAATAATCAATGGTGAATAGGTCATTTTCATATCGGTTAAAAAACGAGCACCCAACAAGATAATCAATATCATCAAACACATTTGTGGAAAACTCGCGTTGTTTACATAAATAACTGCCATAATAATCTAGTCCGTGAACGACTCCGTGAGTGTGAAGTGTTTTGCTTGTTAAATAAGAGAAAAATCCGTCAACATACGACGCATTGTTAACGTTTAGCATTTTCTCTTCACATGTCTCGGTATTTGAATTGTATTTGGGTAGTGATAACGTTTTCACATCTTGGACGTTATATTTACCAGACAAATACCGGATCGGGTCAAGTAATGGCGAATATTTCACAAATATAGGCGCATTGTGCGTGTTGCCAGCGTCATCCCCGATCACCGTTTCGAGATGGTTTAGGGTTTGATTTGTATCGACGAGTTCACTCGAATGCTCAATAATATTCTGTAAATAATACTTTTGGTTCAATTGGATACTATTATAATTGGAATCGTTAATATCGAAAAATCGCGAATAAATAGGGGTAAAATTCTGGATATCAAATAACAGCGCAGTTTCTATCTTATCCGGTGTATATTTATGTTTCCGATAATGTAATTGGAATAATGTCGGTGGTGTCGTCGATGCCGTCGGTGCCGTCGGTTCGGGCGTTGTCATTATTCCTAAATGAAAATACTGGTGGTATGATTGATAAATAGAAGTTATAAATTAGTTTTAAACGGACCGTCTGTTATTCATTCCATTCGATTCCATTCCATTCCATTCGTAAAATATGTCATTAAATAATATACACCATTTTTATTACCGTTTACTCGAATAGTGTGCGCCTATAAATGAATTTAGAACTAGCAAAATTCGATATGAAGGCGATCAGCTTTCGCCCCGATGAAAATAAAGGGCCAGTTATCGTTCTCATTGGACGTCGTGATACCGGTAAAAGTTTTCTCGTTCAGGACTTGATGTTTCACCACCAGGATATCCCCATTGGAACTGTCATCTCAGGGACAGAAGCCGGTAACGGTTTTTTCGCCGCACATGTACCCAAACTATTCATCCACGATGCGTATAACACCGCAATCATTGAAAATATTCTCAAGCGCCAAAAAGCAGTCCTGAAGCAGGTGAAGAAGGAACAGGATATGTATAAGAAGTCGTCCATTGATCCGCGTACATTTGTCGTATTGGATGATTGTCTGTATGACAACAAGTGGACGAAGGACGTGATGATGAGGCTTCTCTTTATGAACGGGCGTCATTGGAAGGTGATGTTAGTCATCACAATGCAATATCCCCTGGGTATCCCTCCAAATCTCCGCACCAATATCGACTACGTTTTTATCCTCCGTGAACCATATATTGCGAATCGTAGGCGAATCTATGACAATTATGCGGGTATGTTCCCCACTTTTGAGAGCTTTTGTCAGGTGATGGACCAGTGTACCGAGAATTTTGAGTGTCTCGTCATCAATAACAATGCGAAATCGAACAAATTACAGGACCAAATCTTCTGGTATAAGGCACAACAGCACGGGCCATTCAAGTTGGGCAGTAAGGAGTTCTGGGAAATATCCAAAAATCTCGGTTCTGACGACGAAGGAGAGCAGTCGTATGACCCTAATGCCTCGAAAACCAGTAAGGCGCCGAAGATTAACGTGAAGAAGAGTAAGTGGTGATGGGAAAGCGCTTCGCAATTCGGGGTAGCGGTTTGCCGAAATTAGCATTCAATAGAAAACCGCTTTTGTTATGACAAAATCATATTTACAAAATTAGCATTTTAACACTATGTTTTTGCTTTTAAAATTAAAAGCGACAACCAGTTCACCATTGCTTTCATAAATATCGCTTTCATTTATAAAAGCGACCAATCACATATTCACCGCTTTTATAAAATCCACTTTTGATTTATAAAAGCAACATTAACCGCCTATTTATCCGATTCAACACATCCGACAGGTCAAACCCTGCTTCGTTCGGATTGTAACGTATCATTGCGTAACCCTGATTCTTGATGAAGTCCTCTCTCACCGCCTCGTCCACAGCAGGTCTGTCGTGATGTCCGTATTCATCACATTCTATTACAATCAAATCGTCCGTGAAGCACAAATCTGTGAAATATGGTCCAATCTGAAACTGTCGGGACATTGCGCGTAAACCGCGATACGCATTTTCAATAAACCCGATGGTCTGCGCTTCAATACACATTGGGAATTTGACACACTTCACATTTTCAGACACATCTACAATATATTTACTTCTCAGCTTGAATGAGTTTTTCAGTAGTTCAAATGCGTCTTCTGTAAGCATATAGACGATTCGATTATGACCTCCGTGTTTTCTCGTATCGCCAACACCAGTAACTCGTGACTTTATATAATGGATATTCTCTCGGTAGTTCTTCTCCAAATGTAACGTTAAATGTATCTTTTGTGACTTGAAATGACAAACCAACTCCTCCAAATCACGCGTGAACTCGGGCATAATGTAAATACGATGTATTATATATTACAGTTCAGATGTACAATTGTTCAATTGTTCAATTTTATGAAAAAAAGCGTTTTCATAAAAGGCGGTTTATAATCCTAAAGTTGAAACAATCCGTTATCCAAGAACAAGGCGCAAACCCAATCATCGGTGTCCAACTTTCAACCACAGGCAAGAAAGTCGAAAAACGATTGGTCGCATCAAACCAAGTCCTCAAAACGTGGAATACGATCGCGAAAGCGTCAGAATCTGAAGGGTTTTCAACGGCCAAAATGAGTCGCAGCGTAAAAGACAAAACAGTCTTCAATGATTATTATTACTGTGTAGCGGTTTAATCTGTTCGATAAACCGTATTACTCGCAGTAATAATAATCGGACTTTCAAAAGTATATTATTCAAATACTATTTAACGTCGCCGACGTCGCCTTGTTCTAAGCTCACCGCTGCGCCCGCCAAGAATAGCGCATCGTATTATTGGTTTATTCTTACCGTTACCAGTCTTATAAATCTCATTAACAGATACAAATTCACCCATTCGAGTTGCGGTAATCCCGCGCGCAACTGCGGTCTTTTTCTTGCGTGTGACGACGGCATCTGCCAGCGTCATATGTGTTTTGGTGGATGAACCGTCGGGAATTGCGGTATAAAGCAAAATAAGTCGAGCAATTTCGTCATAGGATTTGACGACGCGCCGACAGGAGATATTTGCCGATTTCATATTGGACTTGAATACATCATAATCGAAATCAAGCGTATGGATGTGGTGTATAGGCTGTTTCTTGTCTTTATCTGGGATAATATCGACGCCCCATATTTCTTGATACGCCCATATCATCTGTGGTTGGTCCCAGTCAGGATAACTATTTGACGTGATTGCGTTGTCGATAAGGGACGCAAATACAAGACAAAAATGGATATTTCGGTGGACATTAAGTCGCGAGTCAGAGTCAGCGTCAGCGTCAGAATCCGCTTGTGCGGCCGCCGCCGCATTGCGCCGATGTTTCGACATTTCGACCAAAAATGGCAGAGATGATGTCTGACGTAATATTCCGATGAACCGATCATAATGCGGTTCTAATGCGGCCTTGCTTGTTATTTTAGAGAGGAATGTTCCCTGAGACGTTTTCGTATGAAATGCCGACTGCCGCGAACGTTTATATTTCCAGATTTCATCCAGTATCATATCTTTGTCGGTGATATCAGCCACACGTCCGAAATCAATTGCTCGTACATTATCCCGATTTTCCGTATCAATAAACCAATTTCCTTCGTGTGCGTCCACCAATTGTTTTTTCTGTTTACGCATACACAATAATTGAATTGCCGCAGCTCCTCGTGCGGCTGCCACTCGAAGCCGGGGAGTTTCTACACTTGATATCACTTTGTATGTATTTTCGCCCGTTCCACCCGCAGCGCGCGTATCATCGCCCACCATTTCCATACACATCATAACTACCGATGTTTTGTGTTTCGGTATTTGAGACAAAAAATATTCAAATACGCGAATCACTTTGGCGCGTTTGACTGTATCCGGTTTTCTCTGAATGGCCGATATCATACACCGGATATTATCCTCATCAAACTCGATTAAATCGCCGATAAGTGATGGCACCATTTTTTCACCAAGATGAAATGTCTGGTATAACTCATTGTGGTTTTTCTGCTCTACTGTTATTTCGTCTGTTTCCAAACTAGATTTGTCAATCGCATTATCATCGTCATCAGAATCATAGTCGGGGTCACTAGGTAACATAAGTTCAAGTTCGTCTAAATCCGCGTCATCAGGATCATTTCGTTTCATAACTATTTTCAATACAATCGATGATACTGCGACACCACCACTTCC